TTACTTTCTTCAAGTTCATCTTCTTCAGTAAGTTCGTGCTCATCTTCTTCAATTTCGTCCTCTAGCTCTTTAATAATAGCTTCAAGTTCTAAATCGTCTTCTTCGTGATGCATGCCTTCGTGGTGTGCTTCATCATGAGTTTCCTCATCTTCACGCATTCCGCCTTCTTCCATGTCATGTTCGTCTTCTCTCATACCACCTTCTTCCATGTCATGCTCGTCTTCGCGCATTTCATTATGGTCTTCCATTTCGTCCATGTCATGCTCGTCTTCGCGCATACCACCTTCTTCCATGTCATGCTCGTCTTCACGCATACCACCTTCTTCCATGTCGTGCTCATCTTCTCTCATTTCATGCTCATCTTCTCGCATGCCGCCTTCTTCCATATCGTGCTCATCTTCTCTCATTTCATCTACATCATCGTGCTCAGCTTCTTCACGAATTTTTGCGGAAATCATTGATTGAAGTTTAGGTGTGAAAGCTTCTTCAAGAGCAAGTTTAGCATTAGCAAGAGCGGTTGTTCGAACAGCTTTAGCATCAGCGATTGCTTCTTTTAATAGATCATTCATTGTCTATTCTCCTTAAATTTGTTTGTGGAAATAAGAATATTTGGATTCTTAATAATAATTAGTTTCTATATATTTCACACTACATAGGATGCTTAAAAAAGCGTAGTGTATTCTTATCTAGAAATAAATATGCAAAAAAAAAAGAAACCACTCAGATTTCTTTTAATTTATTATGTTTTTATTGATTACTGTGCTTGACCATCTAATATAGCAGTCCAACACTGTTTACTTTCACGTCGTATATCACGTTTAGTATTTTTACTTTCAATAGCTTTAGCTCTTTTCCGAGCTTCGTATTTAAGTTTGGAGGGTTTTTCGTATCTCCTTCTTTCTTTAAGTTCACCGATAATATCAGTTTGCTTCATCATTTTCTTGAAACGTTTTAATGCCATTTCAATACTTGATCCATCTGGTACTTTAATACCTCGAGCACACCCTGGGATTTGATAATCCTCACGAGTTAATCTCTTTCTTTTCTTAAAGTGTTTCTTTTTTGAATCGTAGTTCTTAGTGCTCGTATCAGATTGATTACGATGCTTTTGCTGTCTGTTATAAGCCATTTAATTTAGTTTAGTTATTACTTATTTTATATTAAATATACGAAAAATAATTAAAGATAGCAACTAATAGCGATTTATTTACCGTCGTCAAATTTACGTTTTCTACCTTTATCATCTGTATAGAAAACTTGCTTTTCTTTAATGGTAGCATTTTTTGGAGCTACTGGTACAGTATTATCTATATCAGCTATCTCATAGTAACGACTTAACTTACCACCAATATCTTCATATAAAGCTTCTAAACGATGTTGCAATGTACCTACCTCTTTAGCTGCTTTTTCAAATAGCTTAACTGAGTTACCTATCTCTTTAACATCTTTCTTAACTGTAACACCATCAAACCAATCTTCAGTTTCATCTAGAGCTAACCGTCCAGCGTATTCACTTATAGTTTTAATTGCTTCTACTACTTCACGTACATCTTTTTGTCTGTATATATGTTGTTCAAATTTATTAAATTTATTGACTGCATCAACAACTAATTGCTTTTCTTTAATACCAAGCTTTCTATAGTTTTCTTGCTGTTTAGATTCATTTAATATGTGTTTCATTCTAATCATAATTATTCCCTAGTCTACTGGACAGCAACCTTTCATCTCACAAAGGATGTCTCTAATAAGTTTATTTACTCTATCATAACTTTGATTATTACCTACTACTCCTTCAGCAAGTACACCTTCACTCTGTATTGGTTTCATAAATGCACCGTGAGTAGATGGATTAGAAACAAAATCCCAACAAATAAGTTCAAAATCATCTTCTACTGCTACTGTACCTTCATCAAGCTCTCTTACAGAACCTAACCCTCTAGAGCTTATACCTAATAAGATACCTGCTTGCAATAACTCTTTAAGAATATTACCAGAAGGGGTACCTAAAATTTCTACCTTTCCCATTACATCATCGCCATCCCACCAACAATCTAAAATATTATGAGAAACATTGTTTAAATTAACTACTGATGATTCTGGATGATCTAATTCACCAAGAGCTCGTTTCTCTGCTATCTGAATATTTTTATAGTTAGCTACTTCTCTTGCTAGAATTTCTTTTGGGTATATTCTACCGTTTTGATTCTTAGCTCCTGAACGTTGTAATACACCTTCAACTACTACACGACCATTATTCATAGCCATCGATTCGTTAATCTGCTGCGGTGTTACCTGAAAAGGTATAAAATCTACTAGTACTTGTCTTGCCATTATGATCCCAGTTTTCTCATTGCGTGACCTACCCGTACCATTCGTTCGCTAATCTTACCAAATTTAGCTCGTGTTGATTTCCAGTAGTTTTCACTCGTTACACCCATCTCAGTTTTTAACTTATTATTCTGATGGATTATTCTTTCTATCTCATAAAGTTTACGATTAACCTCTTTAATAGAGTTGTTAACTTTCTGCTTTGCTGACATAGAATCATCCTTTTTATATTCACGGTAATTTATTTCACTCATTACCTTCTTATATATTGATTCACCCATATTACCTTTAAATGTTCGTTTAGGTTTTTCTTTAACTAAAGTCATACCTGTGCTATTGGTAGCAACATCTTTAGTTTTTTTCTTATCCTTTTTTCGACCCTTACCAAAAGCAAATGGGGTCTTAGGAGGTCCTTCTCCACCATCAAGATTACCAGTTACACTCATCTCATCTAATTCTTCTTGAGATTCTTCCAACTCGTTTAATATTTTCTTGATGTATGATTCCATTATTTTTTTTCTAAACCTTTGAGTTCTTGAATAGTTCGATACATCTTTGCTTCTTGAATCCTTGTTGATCGTGATGCAACTGATTCATTTTTTGGCTCGATACCATCTTCATCAAAGTACTGCTCTATATAGTTAGCGAAGTTTTTTGCACTTGTGGTTTTAGCCCGTCTGCCAGCTTTTTCTGCTGATCTTGCTTCACCGTGGAAGTATTCGTCTGCACCATCAATCATTTGTTGCAATCTATCTGGATCAACTTTATCTAAATCATATGTCTTTTGCAATTCAACCTTTACATTATCTCGATACTCTTTTGGAGATTCATAAGCAGAATCACTAAATTTGAATTGTGTTTTTGCTTTTTCAATTTCTTTTGGTGTTCTATTTTTTAACTTTTCAGCTTTTTCAGCTGACTGCCTTTTTTCGTAGTCTGCCCAATATTCCTTTTCCTTTGCCTTCTTTTCAGCGTCCTTCTTTTCTCCATTTTTCTTTATTCGCTTGTCTACTTCCGGATCTACAACCCAGTCATCTTTTCTACTGGATCTTATGTTCTTATCATTAATATAATCATCGTACTTTCCTGCATACATATTATCTAATATTCTATTCACTTCTTTTTCAGATTGTTTCTGTATATACTTTGATACACCCTTTCCATCTGGATCGTAATTTATTTGAGTTTTTAGCTCAGCTTTAGCGTCTTCATGTGACATTCCAGAAACATATATTCGGGACAATTTAGCAACTGATGGATCAATATGCCCATTGAAAGCAAGCTGTTTAATTGTATCACTTACTACTGATTTCTTTTGTTGAGGAGTCAATTTACTCGCGTGAGCTGATTTACCTGATGCTTCCTTCTCTTTACCACTTGCTTCACCTGCTGTTGTATCTTTACCAGCAACGTTCACTTTGGTAGTTGAACGCATTTTATGTTTAGCTTGATATTTGTCAAATGCAGATTTATCTTTAAAATCTATTTCTTTCAATTTAGATTCTTTGATTATATGTTTATCTTGCCAGTTTTTAATATTGAATCGCATATTTGACCCTTATTTTATATTTTTAAGTTCTTTGATTAACTCATAGAATCTCATTAAAGATAGAACTTCCTGATCTTTAATGACGTTACGTTTACCTAGAGCAGTTGCTTGTTTAGATACTTCTTTGAGTTTAATTCGAACTACTGGATCTTTAATTGTTCTTATCTTGTTTCGAAGTGTACGCTTAATATGAGGTACTTCAGAAGAAATAAGTTCTTTAAGATTACCCGTGTTTGAGACATTATTAATATACTCACGCAATACTTTTTTCTGTTTTACTGATAAGTCACCATACTTTTCATTAAATTTATCAACTAAAATTTGATAAGATAAAAGCTGCATATCTTTATCCTGTTGATGGTATTCTGAAACTATTTGTTTCTTGATAGCTTTATTTGCACGCTTACCAGTTACAGCTTCAACTAAATTGTATCTTAACTTAACCTCATTTGCTGGAGATAAAGTTGTATTTTCAAATATAGTAAACGTAGAAGCTAAAGTTCTATAATTATCAACTCTAGCTTTAGTGAATTTTTCTATATCGTAATGTTCTTTAATTTCTTTAATAAGATTATACTTTTCTCTTCGAAGCTTGCTCTGACTTAATTTTTTTCTTGAAGATAAGACTGCATCTAAAAATCGATTAGCTTGATTTTCTGAATTAAATCGCTCTTTAAGTATAGTCTGATAAAGTTGTAGCTCTTTACCTAATTGAGTTTTGTTAGAAAAGTATTCTTTAATAATTCTAACAGCTTCTGAATTCTCCGAAGACAGAGTATCTGAAGCAACTTGCCGTACAAGTAACTCAAATAGTATACCTGTATTTTTATATTTTGAGTGTTTTACTGTGCTCATATTTCTTTCACCATTAGACGTAGTTTTTATCATATATAAATATGATGTTTTGCAAAAAGACTATATACTCCCGTCGATAATATTACCTTCGTCGAGTAATCCCCCTTTGTCGTTATATTCTGTTTTTTTATCTTCAAGTGTTTCTTTAAGAACACTTTTAGATTTAGTTTTAGATTTTAATGATTTAATTACATTTTTATACTTTTCTTGCTTATTTTCTCTTGCAAGTGGACTATTACCTCTGAAATTATGTTTGAGAGGGGATTTATCAGTAGTAAATGTTTTATGCATATCTTTATCACCAATAGGATCTTGACCACCTGGATGTTCAGTCGATTTATACTTCATACCTATATCAGGTCTACCTACAGGTGCATCACTCTCTTCTTCTCCTGGCTGTTGACCTATAGAAGCAAGATCATGAGGAGTTCCAAACGACCTTAAAGTTTTAGCAGGGTCATTACCCTCTTGCTCAATCTGCTGTTGACGGAATTTTAATTTAAGATCTGCTATAACACCTTCACGTTCACCTTTCCAAGCTGCATCACCCATATTCATAATATTTTCATATATCCATTCATCAGATAAGAGTTTAGATGACTGAATATCAGTTGCAAGTCTAATTTTCTCTTGCCATATTGCAATCTTTTCTTGCTCATACACTGTTGAAGGTGTTGTAAGTGATAATTCGAAATCTACTAGATCCTCATCTTTAAAACCTTGTGTATAGAGATGTACTATAGCAATTTTAGTTAACTCTGATACTGCTATCCTTTGCAATCTTTCTATAGTTCTTGCAAATCTAATATCCTCTGCTGCTAGAGTCGCTTTACCTTCTACTTGCTCATCATACCCTAGAAACGCTTTAGGTACTCTTAAAGCTGACATCATTTTATTTCTTAAATACTCTATATCATCAATAGCATTAAAATCAAGACCAGATACTGATTCAATACCGGTACCTGATTCACCACCTCTAGTTGGAAGGTAAAAATCTTCCATCATATTTTGCATATTAAATTTTAAATTGTATTCACCAGTAGTTTGATCTACATATGGTACCTTTTTCATTTTATCTATAATAGATTGCATATAAGCATCAACCTCATTAGGTGGAATATTACCAACATCTATTTTAAAAATACGTTTTTCTGGAGCTCTCATTATTCTATGAATCATCATTGCATCTTCCATCATAGTAAGCTGCTTCCATGTTTTTCTTGCTGGCTCTACCATCGATTTACCGTATGGAAGGAAGTTAGAATCACTTAACAGTCTAAAATGTGCTATTTCAAAATTTTGATACTCAAATTGCCCACCACCACCGTCTTGTTTAAAAGTTACTTTATAAGGATCTGTTGGATCTTCACCTTCTTCTCTAGTCATTTCATAAGAAGATAATGGTACAACATTAACTACACCATACCCTTCAGCTATATCTAATTTTAAGAAAGAATCACCATATTTACACATATTTCTAATCCATGGCCATAAATTAAATTCTATATTTAAAATATCATAAAATAGATTATGTAATATTTTCTGAACGTTTTCATTCTGACATTGTACAGTTAATACTTGGTCAAACTCATTTTTCATAGTAGATTCATCTGCATATATATCTAAAGCTGATGATATAATAGCGTCTGTGTCCATAGATTCATAATCCGTGTATAATTCATTCTTGTTATATGAAAAGTTTTGCATGGTTGGTGTACCGTAACCAAAATTAACATTTGATTTACGCATTTTCTGAAATCTATCAACTCCCATACTAACTTTATTACCTACAGATTGTAGCCTCGAGGTATCACGTACCTTTAATTTTTTCCCACCAACGTTTCTAATAACTACGTTGCTCGAAAACAATTTTCGCAATCTTGAAAATACTGATTTATCTGCCATAATTTATTCCTCTTTAATAACCTTTATTATATTAACCAAGTTAGATCTTGATCACCTTTAGGTCCTTTTTGGATCCAAGGGTTGTTAGTAGGCCTGTTGCCTGTGTATACACCAGCGCCTCGATTTACCGATATATTATCTAAAGCACTTCTTGTTAAATCCATTCCCTTCTGACGTAACATAAGTGCTGTATCTCTTACCCACATACCAATACTGTATGCCATTACAAGATCATCATTATAACCACCTTGTGCTTGAGCTTTACTACCTTTCCAAACAAAAACAAAAAGTTCATCAATCAATCGTTTAGATCGAACTGTACATGCTTTTTCCCTAAAATAGGTATCTAGCTTTGATATAATTAGCGGCCTCGTCTTCGAAGTAGTCGTAAATCCAGGGACCATCTTATCTTTAGTTTTTAGATCATATCGTTTTTTTAATTGTTGACCGGTATCAACTACTGAAAGGTCAGCTGATGAGTAGAATAGGTTTGGATATTCTCTATCTACTGCAGGTTGTATAGCTGCCCACCCTACATTTGCGTTTTCAATAACTAATAAAGCGTTATTCCATTCAGTAGCAGCATTTACAAGCATATTACCAAAATCTTTAGTAGGTAATTGCCCTTTATACTCTGCTACCTGGGTTAAAGTTTCAACATCTATAACATGAAAAGTAGAGTAATCTGTAGAGTCACCTCTCGCAACATCGGCTGATATCATATAATCTTTACCGTAATCAGGGTATTCCCATAACCAATAATTTCCATCAAATCCACGCTTTTCTATTGGTTCCTGAACTTGCTGTTCAAGATACCATTGAAGTGTTGTACCATCTACTACTGTATAACCAGAAGTTATAAAGTCACAATCACATTCTTGAGCTGCCATTTTTTCACCTAATAATTGATCTTGCTTTGCTCGCCAATCTTGTTCACGGTCTGGGTGTAACGTCCAGTGCAATTTTATCGGATTAAATCCATTAGTACCTGCTTCAGCACCTACCCAAGTTTTATGAAAAAAGTTACCTGTACCGTTAGGTGTTGATAGAACTATTGCTCCACCACCAGTTGCTAGTGTTTGTTGAGATGAAGCCCATATTTCATCAATACTATCTACGAAAGCTGCTTCATCTATTATCAATAATGATAGTGCTTCTGATCTACCTGCATCTCCTGAACTAGAAACTGCTTTTACTTGAGAGCCATTTGAAAAACGTAATGATAATTTATTATCCTCAACACAGTTACCTTTTAACCATCCTGGTAACCCGTCATGCATTACTCTAACTTTAGTAACTAAGTTTTTAGCTACTTCTTGTTTTGTTGCAATAACTAGAATATTTTTATCGTTATGAAATAGCATTAACCATAAAGAATAGCCAGCTGATAGAGTAGATATACCTAACTGTCTAGATTTTAGAATTACATTATAATCGTGATCACGTAATTCAGTTAAAGTATTTTCTTGAAAAGGGTATAAATTAAATTTAATTTTACCTCTATGTGGATGTTGAATGTAACAATACTTTCTCATAAAATGTACTGGATCTTTAGCACATTTAGAGAATTCTAGTTTTATTACATCTTTTAATGATTTAGTCATAGATAGTCGTCCGCTTATATTAATAAATATACGAAAAATATATTATATAAGCAAATAATCTAGGGTAGAGTGTAGTTTACTGCATTAATAAGTCCTACAGTACCAGCAACTCCGATTATAATACCAAATACTGGTTTGTTCCAGAATTTATCTCGTCGGTCTAGTTCTTTCTTATATAAGTTAATATTCTTATTAAGAAAGTCTTTTTGCTGAACTAATAGACTTATATGTAATGAATCTTGTGTAGATAGTTTAGACTTTACAAAAATAATACTCTGTAAGTCTTGTATCTGTAAGTCTTGTTTGAATACAACTGAATCGGTAGAACTTAATTTTAGTTTATATTCAGTAATAAGTTTTTTTGAAATTTCATAAGCTGCTTTATAGTCTTTAGTCTGTGAAAAGCAGTTTAATGTTGTAAATAATAATATAATTGTAACTAATTTTTTCATTGTAACCTTTTTTTTATTTATAAACCGAGATAGTATTTATTTAGAATTTTACTCATCTCAGCTTTGATACCATCTTTCCTGAATGGTCCTCCTATTTTTTCTGCTTGTGTTGCGTACTTGTTAACCATCTTGTTTAGTTCGTTTTCAAACTTTTTTAACATTTCTGCACGTTTTCTATTTTCGTCCTTAGATATAGTCCCATCAGAATTAGCTTCATTAACTGTAGCTTTTGTTTTACTATTTGTTAATTTTCTAAGTGTATCTTTATCTAATAAATCTTGTAATCTAGTCTTCATAATTGTCTCATAATTAAACTCCCGGGGTTAACCGGGAGCTTTATTATTGTTTAAATAAGTGTTAGTTATATACCTACGTTTAAGTATCCTAATACATATTCTGTACTTACTACACCACCTGCCATTACTTGACCAAGTTGAGGAGTTAAATCATCACCATTGTCAGGCATAACAGCACCTGCAGTACCATCTGATCTCATAAATTTATGACCTAATACCATAGTTGCTCCAGCTAATAATCCTGCAGGACCATTAGTTTGAACCCATCCATAATTATCATCTGCCATATCTATTATCGTTGCTCCTACTACTGCTCCTGTTTCTGCTGTAGGTGCTATAATTACATGGTTATACACATTATGGTGTGCTGATACTTGTGATGAATTTTTCACAATTGCTGTTGTTAATGGATCGTAAGTTGTGAATATTGCTGTTGGATCAGTACCATGTACGTGAGCTGGATGAGATTTAATTCTTAATAATTGTCCTTCACCTTCTTGATCATTTACTAATAAATAACCGTCAGCAAATTCATTAGCTACTAAATTAGTACCATTAGTTTCAACTGAAATTGTAGTTGAACCTACTGCATGTGAAAAAGTAGCTCCGTCAGCATCTGCATTTGTTATAGTCATGTTAATATGATTTGCAACGTGAGGTGCTTGTTGTAGAAGCTTACCTGCAGTTACTGCACCATTCATAAACGCATACCTGAACGTTCTTTGTCCATATACTAATTTTGTTCCTAGTGGAAAAAGTTTAGTTGTTCCTTGTGCAAAAGGATCAGCTGCTAGCTTTCCTGCTAGTTTTGTTGTGTCTACTGCAGTTGCAGTAGAAG